ACTTGGACTTGGCTGTTGTTGCGCCAAGTAAAGGAGACACCGACGACAGCGTTGTCGTGGCCATCGATCTTCATCATTTGAATTTTGCCGTGTTGATTGCCTTGGCTAGGCGGTTGGCGAAACGGGTCACGAACTTCTCGTTGCTATGCAGTGAGCTGCCCATGTCGTAGAGGATCGCGTGAGTCAGCTCGTGCCAGAAGGTGTCGCTTACTTCCTCGTCGGAGTACGGTTTGTTGGTCACGTTGCTCTTGGTAGCAACCGCAATCGTTCCGACTCCGTAGTACACATAACCCATCTGTGCCTTGCGCTGCATGGTCTCGACGATCTCCACTGAATACCAGCGGTCGCCGACTTTTACTTTCTTGGGTAGTTCCATCTGCTTCTCCTAGTTAATGTGTCTGTCCCATGCGTCCACCTCTCGTGCGGCGCTGTCACCAATGAAGGTAACCTGTCCGCTTCTCCAGCGCGGTTTGCGTTCCCGGTACTTGAAGAAGTGTTCAAGCTGCGGAACCTCTTGCCCGAGCTTGCGTGCGTACAGCGCTGTGTAGTTGTTGTTCAGCTTCAGGCCATCGGCCTTGTTGCTCTCCAGTGCGTGCTCAAAGCGCAGCACCTCGAAGAGCGCCTTCATCCCGTAGTGGTCGCGCCCTGTCTGCCTGATGGCAAGCGCCAAGTCCTTGAGCCGACGATACACCCAAGGGTGCTCGTTGTGAAACTGCTCAAACTGCAACGCAATCCTGTCGTCCATCTACTTCTCCTGTGTTTATTTGTTCTGCATGAGTCGAAGGGTCTGCACTAGTATCCGGGCCTCGGCGACCAGCTCTAGCGCTTTCTCCTCTGCCTCTGCTAGCGTTGTGTGCAGGCACATGTCGTGCACCTCCTTGGCCATGCGCTCGATGTTCATGAGCGGCGTGGCGTAGTCAATCAATGCGGTTTCTTTCATCAGTTCTTTGCCAGTCCATATCGGCGGTGAACGCCACCGTCAGCGGCCAGAGGTATCCCCGGCATGTAGCTCGGCTCAGCGGTCATCTGCTCCAGCATCCAAGCAAACGCCTCCTTCGCCTCATCCTCAGGCACCACAGCAATCTGCTCGTCGTGAACAGTGCCGGCCACGAAGTACCTTTTTGATACTCGCAGCATGCCATCTGTCATCACGATACGCGCAGTGCCTTGCACCACGTTGTTCGTTATCTTCCCACCATACAGGGGCGTGGCCTCCGGCCCATACACCCACCGCTTCGCACCCTTCTCATCCTTCTCTTGACGCAGATTGGGATACAGGATTCGCATGCCGTTGGGCAGTACGATCTCCTCCTTTCGGAAGGTGAGACATTTATACACCATCTCCTCGCCCCCGGCAAGGCAGCGCACCAGCATCTCCTCCATCGCGCTCCAGAAGGTCTTCACAGGCCATGCTGCAGCGCGGTATTTGTCGATGATGGCCTTGGCTGTGATGCAGTGCACAAGAAGCTCCTCCGTCGTACAGATGTGGGGTATCTCCTCCATCCGCTTGACGTAGTCCTCGTTGGCAATGAACGCCTTGATCGCCTCGCCTGTCACGCCCAGCTTCTTGGCGTCTGCCTTTGTGTAGCGCAGCGGTGGTGCCCCGAGGAACCCCACCAGAAGCTGCTGTGCGAACGATGCCCACCCGAGGCCGTAGCCAGCGCCCAGCAGAGCAGACTTGGCAGACTGTCGCTCGATGGGGTGGCTGTCCTTGGTCATGCCCGGGATGCCAAACATCTGCGCGCCGAACTGTGCGTACGGATCACCGCCTGAGCGGAAGATGTTCAGCAGCTCCTCGTAGTCAGCCAGCCACGCCAGCACACGCGGCTCAATTTGGGAAAGGTCACCCACCGCAAGCTGCATGTTGATAGGGGCCATGATCGCCTTGCGCAGGAAGCTCCCGCGCTTCAAGTTCTGCATGTTGATGGCCGAGCCCTTGCTCGCCGTCCACCTTCCTGTGGATGCGCCGTAGTAGGACAGGGGCACAGGCAGCGCCCCTCGCTGAGAGATTTCTAGAAAACGCTGCGCACGCGTCCGCTCCGTCGTGGACTTGACCTTGAGGCGGGCTTCACAGAGCGCTGCAACTTCCTCATTGCTGCCGTTAAGAAGGGCTTGGAAGAGCGCATCATTCTTCGCAAGCGCAAGCGTGCGCTTGCCAGTTGTCTTGCTAACCTTCGTAGGCGGCTCGACTCCAAGCGCTTTGAGCGCTTGTGCAAACTGCGGGTTCGACGCCAGAACAGCTTCGTCCACGCCGAGCCTCTGTAGTAGTCCTTCACGCTTTTCCCTTTCTTCCTCGATGGCATCCATCAGCATGTTCTGGTCGAGCTGCAACACCGGGCGGGTGTACATCTTGAGCGTCATGTCGATGAGGCGCAGCTCCTTGGCTGGGTAGCCCTTGCTCAGTCGCTTGAACACCTCTTCGCAGAGGAAGACATCGTGCTTGCAGTAGTCGGCCAGCTCCTTCTCAATCTCCGGAGTCAGCGTCTCCAGACCGTCGGTGGAGTGGACCGCCTTACCCTTGGCTGGGAGTCCGAAGTCTTCTGCAAGTTTGGCGAGGCTGTTACCCACCTCCACACCGCGCAGGGCACGAGCCATAGACAGGCTATCGAAAATAAAACAAGGCTGCACACCATAGCGCCACTCCAGAATAGACACATCGAACTGAGCGTTGTGGGCGAGCACTGCAGTTCGGCTCCAGTCCACGCCGCCAAGAACATCACCAAGCTCATCACCGCGCACCCAAACAATAGGCGCATCAGTACCAAACTCACGGAGGCAAGCTCCGAATGCAATGAATCTTGGGTCACGGATGTACTCCTCGGTTGTCATCTTGGAAAGGGTGTAGTCACGCTTGTCCCAGCGTGTCTCGAAGTCGATGGTGATGATGCGGTCGAAGGGCGCACTCAATTGAACTTCTCCTTGGGTGGTGCGTCCTCCATCACAGAGCAGTTGATGTACTCCCGCGCTGCCGACAGCAGCTCTGCAGCGTCCATCTCATTGGTGTTCACGGCCATGATCTTGAACGGTTCGTAGGGCGGCTTGCCCACCAGCACCATGCCGTGTATGTCGTCGTTCAGGTAGCACTGGATGAGTTCGGAGATGACGATGCGCAGATGTCTGCGCTGGTCCTCCGTCATCTTGTTGACTGCCGTCTCGATCTCTTCAGGGGTGGTTATAAACATTCCAGTGCTTCTCTCAGTTCTTTTATGTTGGTCTCTCTCGCCACGAAGGCGTACCCACCAGCGTCAGTGATTGCGTTTAGCTCACGGTCTTGCAGCGCAGTGGTCTTGCCCTTGCCGGCCTTGCACTCGATGGCGATGAAGCGCCCCTTGTGGCAGGCAATGATGTCCGGGACACCAGCGCGTCCCATACCCGCCATGAAAGGCGAGAAGTGGTAGATGCCCAGACCGTCAAGAATCTTCTTGACTGACAGCTTTACTTTAGCTTCGGGTGTCATAGTAGTGCGTCCTCGTAGTCACTTGGGTTTCTTCCTTGATTTCTTTGGCTCCTCTGGTGGCACCTGTGTAAATACGCTAACAACTCGATGTCGGCCTGCTTGAACGGCCACCACTGGCCGCTTCGGAGCGCGTCTAGGTCCGATTGCTGCGACTGACTCCAGCGTCGTGTGTCTGTGCCCGCTCTCGCATTGACGGCGTCGGTAGGCACTGTTCGTGTTTTCGTTGTAGCGTGTTTCAAGGACAGTAGTTTGTTTCTTGCAGATGGGGCAAAGCATCATAGAACTTTGCCTGCCTTGGAGTAGACCGTGAACTGACGCACATTGATGATGGTTTGCGCCTTGTTCGACAGGTTGGGGATGGTGCCAAGGGAGATGCCCTGAGCGCGGCTGCGCTCGACGACTTGCGTCTGGCTCTGTGACATGGTTGCACCATGCCCCCGGAAGTGAGCGTCTTGCAAGAACACAGATGGACTGTGGTCGTGCTTCCACATGAACGGGCTGTCCACGGGGCATCGGCATTTCTTAGCGGTCATGTGTTCTCCTCCTTGAGCGAGTTCGTTATGTCTTTGATTAGCACCTTTAGCGCGGGCATCTGGTCGTAGCTGGGCCACCAGCTTGCAAGCGACTCAATCTCTTTATCCGTCAGTTCCACCCACGGACGACTTGGCGGGTAGAGCTTGGCTTTCACGGCGGCGATCAGCATGGCTTTGTCGAACGCGTCACCCTGCGGGTGCTGTAGCCAGCGCAGGCACATGGCAAGAAGTTCCTGCTCAGTCGGCATCAATCATCTCCTTCAGTTCTTCCATGCACTCGGCCCAGCCCAGCAGCATGTACCACACGTAGTCATTGCGCGGGGTACGTTCAAAACAGAAATGCGCCATAGCTAGGTAGTTGTCGGCTGCGGCCCACCAGCGGCTGCGTTCGTAGTCAGGATGCATTGCTCCCCCTTGCGCGGATGGCGGCGGCTACGCGGTCTTTAGCTTGCATAGTGATATCGTCCTGCTCGCCAGATACAGGCGTCTCAGCAATAACTGCACACGCCTCGCGCACGGCCTCCACCGCCCGCCGAGTCTGCACACAGGCAAACCGCTGGCAATCAGCATGGCATGAGTGAATCTCGGTGGAGAGCAGGTAATCGCGGTGAAGTTCAACAAAACGACCAGCCTTTTCCATTGTTGGATGCCAACCCAGAACCCCGGGCGATTCCTCTTTCAACATTTCTGCTTTCTCTAACAAGTCAATCAATTGTCCCGGGGTCATTCCATCTCCTTTATTTTTTCTGCCAGCACCCTGATGTACTCGCGTGCTTGTTCGACAGGCACTTCGGCGTGGTAGAAAATTAGCGCCGCTTCCACAAGTTTCGGGCTTTGCGGGGTGCTGGTGAACACCGCCCACAGGTACTCTCGTTTTGCGCTCATTTCAAACCTCCATACATTGACCACTCCCTAGCCTTTTCCACCATGAACAGCCCTTCGGCCCGGGTCATCTTGGATGAACGCACGAACAGTTCGCCATCCTCGTCGTAGCCAATGATCATCACATCGGTCAGGTCAGCCTTGAGTGCGGAGTGCAGCGCCTGCTCTGCGGTGTAGTTGGTGCTCGCCGGTAGGGCGATTACTTTCTCGTTGTTCATCAGTACCCCCACCGAATACGGAAGCACACCAGATACAGGTGCAGGACAAACTCGTTACCGCTGCTCACGAACCCCACGGCAAAGCAGGGCCATTTGCGCGGCAAGAACTCGGTAGTCAGGTGCAAACTTTTTCTCATGATTTCTCCTTTGCTGCGGCGATCCCGTGGGCGCGCTCGACCTTGCGGACGATGATGGCAACCTGATCGCGGTAAAACATCGGCAGGCCGGTAATCATGTACGCTGGCTCAGAATCAATGATCGCCAGCACATCTTTCCTTGTCAGCGGCTGGCGCTGGGGCGGGGCGGATACCAATTCTTCACCGCGCCACACAGCACCACACACGCAAGTCAACTCACAGATGCATAGCGATTCAGGTTTGCGCTGGGGCGGGGCAAGATACAGCGGGCCGACCACAAACCACGTTGCGTCAGCGGTGACGATCTGGTCAGGCATGACGACACGGGTTCGCCCGGTTTCACTGTGCTGCCATAGGTGCGCCACCGGCTCCTGCTTTTCGGCCTGCTCAATGGCGGCGCGGAGAGCGGCGATGGCGTTTTGTCGTACTGGCAAAGTTGATTTGTGGGTAAAACCCCACTCGTCAGCAAAAAACTCCAGCGCCTCCAGCGCGGTCTTCATTGCGTCGATGCTCATTTCCATTCCTCCTCGTCCTTCTTGAGCATGGCATCGAAATACTCGTGCGCTAGGTGTACCAGCAGGCCACCGATGGCGAGGCCGATGATGATTCCTAAGATTAGCTCCATCATTATTTTCCTCCAGCAAACACCGCCACGCTTACCTTTGTTTCTGTCAAAGCCTGAATAGACGCAAGGGCTGATGCCATGCGCTCTGCGTTCTCTATGGCTTTCAAAAACTCTGGAGAGGTCAACATATCTTGGGCCTGCTTGTACTTGTCCCGCATTTGAACCACCTCCGCTTGAACCCGCTCACTCGCGGCCTTCATGGATGTCAGATCGTTTTTAATTGACCCACGAAAATCAACAAGTGTTTTTCTCAAGTTGTCTACAGAGGACTGCGCTCTTACGGTGGACTCTGTTGCTGCAATTGACGCTTCCATACTTACCTTCCACTGTGAAAAATAAACCATGCACTCGGCAACTTCATCGCGGTTAAGAACATCAGTTCTCCAACCAACCCCGTCACGGTTTGCTGATGTCTTGACCATTGCCTCATTTAAAACATCGTCCATGCGAAAGCAGGCCGGTGCCATTTTGTCCAGTTTGGCAGACAAGGCTTCATCCCTGCCTGCCCACCACAACTCAGCGGCCTGCACTTGAGACAACCTCGCAGGTGGTTGGTGAGATATTTCCGCACACCAAGGTCCGCTGCTCTTGCACGGTCTCTGCTTTGTAGCCAGACAGTTTGTAGGCAATCGGCATTGCATTCTTCAAGATGCCTAGCGCACTCACACCACCATCGTCAGACTTCTTGATCGCCACATCCATGGCTTCTGCAAGCTCGGATATAAACGTATCCGTGTCAAGGCACGTTGTCTGAATGACAAAGTCGCCCGTACCCAAAGTATCTGCAAAAATCCTAACCATGAGTTGCTCCTAAGTTGTTTGTAAGTTTGTTATTCATTTCACCCTCCTCACAGGTTCCCACTCGAACGGTTTCTTCTCCACGAACACAGGCTCGGGCCTGCCCTCAGTGGGCGGCACCCATCCATAGCGACGCCATGTCGCCTGCACATCTGCGCCCCGCGTGGGGACGAACCGCTTGTCGGTGATGGGTACGCTAGGTTCAGTTCTCTTCACGCTCATTTGTTGTCTCCAAAGATGTCCTTCAGCGCTGCGTAAAGCTCCTGCGCCTCCAGTATCGACATGCTGCGCAGCAATGCATCCACGCGGGGAATTCCCTCGGGTGGGGCCACGGGCATAGGAGAAGACACTGGTCGTTTTTCCCGCAACTCCTCCACTGTGCGGTTGCGCACACTCACCTTGATCTGCTTGTGTTTAGGCTTGGCCTTGGCTGCCTCCATTTTGCGCAGCATCTTCGCGCTCTTGATCGGGGTGTACTGCCCCACAGTCAGATGCAACACGCCCTCGTCGTCAGCCTGCAAAAGACCCTGCCTCATCATCTGCCCAATGATCGAGCTGACGGATGCAGCCTTGAACCCCATCGCAACCATCCGCTCGGTCAAGTTCTTGCGTGTGGTTGGGTAGAGCTGGGCCTGCTCGAACAGCGTGCGGTTCAAGTTGTTGCCGATCTGAAAAGGCTTGCGCTTAGTTTCCAACTTGGGTGCCTCGTGTTGCACCTCCTCCTTGGGCGTCGTGGCATCGGTGTATTGGGTCATCATCAGCTTGGCACGCAGCATTTCACCTAGATTCATTTGCTTCTCCGAAAATTAAAAGAAAGGGAACGGGACATTACCATAAGCCCTAGGGCTTATGCAACAGGGTCAACCACGAACCCGGAGGTATCGCGCTTGGCCTTGCCTTTGGCGTACAGGGCGACAACCACCCCGTGCGGGTCTTCATGGCGCAGATCAGAGTCATCGCCATCGACACAAGTAGTACCGAGGAACTCGGCGGGGATGGTGTTCCTGTCTCTAAAGACTACGGCAATCCTGTACCCCTGATCGATTGCCTTACGCACATAGGGTTGGAACCCGACGACGCCCGAATAAGAGAAGGTGAGGTCGTAGTTGGCGAAGCGCTCAGCGTTGGCCCGGTTGGGTATCTTGGTGTAGTCGTAGAACTGCAGGTCAGGAAACATCACGAAGATGTTCTCGTAGTGCACGCCCTCGTACTCGAAGTCGATGTTCTCCCACCTGATGTCCGATGTCCCGTTGAGTCGGCACAGAGGGATGAGGTTGGCTGCGTGGGCCTTGCGGATGAGGGAGCGGATCGAGGGGATTAGCTCAGCGAAGAAGGCAGCCCTGTCCTCGAAAAACAGTTTTGTTTTTCTCAGTCTCGCTTGTTGGACATTGCCGAAGGCACCCCTGCCTGCTGAGTTGAGGCAAGGCTCGTGGCACTTGGCGATGTGCGCCATCGCACACACTTGGTAGCCCGAGAGGTTGAATGGCGCGAGATACAGGACGCCGGTCATGTATCCGTACTGCTGACCCTTGATGGTCTTGGCGTTGGTGTCGATGCTTAGCATGATGCTTCTCCTTCAGTTGGTTCTTCCGCATTTCTCAGCGCTTGCACAACGGCTTGCGCTTCCCACAGGAACAAACAAGGCAGAGTGATTTCTTCGTCGCCACGCCCGACAACGTATGTGGGCCCAGCTCCTTCTTCATCTGTCCTTGCGTACCAGTAGTTTTGTTTTTCAGACATTTCATTTCTCCTCGATGGATTCAACTTCCCAGTTGGCGTAGGCTGAATCGCCTTTAACTGCTGCTTCTTGGAACGCAAGCGCTTCTGCTTCTTCTTGCGTTTCGGCCTCCACAGTCACGATGATGAAGCTCGTGCGGCGTAGTTCAACTTCATAGGTCTTCATTTGCTTTCTCCTTGGTTGGTTGCTTTGTCGATGGCTGCTCTTGCGATGGCGATCCAGTCCCACCACTCCTGCTCTGTTGCCCCGTGGTGCTGGGGTAGTTTCAGTAGGGCGTCGAGCAAGTCAGGCGCAGCCGAGATCAGGCGAGCGTTGGCTTGCTGCTCCAGTGGCGGGATGGTCATCCGCGTTGGGATGTTGGCGATGGTTGCGGAATGCACGCCGCGCTTGCGTGCGGTGATGCTGAAAGGGTTGGTCTTCCAGTTGTTGTTCTCGTTGAGAACCCATCTCTCTTTCGTATGGCTCATCTATCTTCTCCTTGCTGTTGAAAATATTCCTCGACCTCTCGGTCTCTCTGGTCTTGCAGTTGGTCTTCTGCGTAGTTGTCGAGGACGGCATCGGCCTCCTCGTAGGTGTACCCATCCTCGATGAGTCTGCGTCTGTTGGGATACATCACGGCCTCCACACAAGGACATCGAGCAGCACCACAATGGCTGCCAACAGGAACACTACTCGCGTGACCTTCTCCACAGGGGTGAGGTTCATTTGCTTCTCCTAGTTATGGGGGCTGCACCACGCAGCCCCCGGGTTGGTTAGATGTCGATGCTGATGCTGGCGTGGCGCATGATGTCACGCACCTTGTCCTCGAAGTCGTAGTCGTTGATGGCGTCGTTCACCTTCTCCTCGACCCGGTCATCGAACCGGTCGTATTGGTCGTGGTCGTACTCGTCGTTGTGTTCGTAGATGGCAGCCTCTGCCACCTCCTCAGCGATCTCCTTGATTCGCTCGTCGGATGCGGTGGTGATGTTGTCGAACCTATCTTCCAGCAGGGACAGGCGTGAGGACAGGTCGGACTCGTTACCTTGGGCAGCTTTGTCCGCCACAACAAGACTGCGCTCAAGCAGAGCGATGCGCTCCAGCAGCGGGGCAGTAGCGGCATTGACCCCGGCGAAGATGGCTGCGTTGATGGCAGCGCTCATGTCGAAGAGGGGTTGGGTGGACATGAAGGATTGAAAGGTGGGTTGTTGCATGGTTGCTTCCTTGGTGTTGATAACGGTTTGAGTGTCGATTGCTTGGTTGATATCCATGATGTTTCCTTAGTTGCTTAAATAGCCGGGTGAACCGCACCCGGCAACGGATGGGGACAAGATGTCCCCTTAAATCAGAGCTGTTACCAGCTCCAGCGCCTTCTGCTTCATCGCGGAGCCCTGTCCCCACAAGGCTGCAGCCTGACGATTCTCATCGGTGCGTGCCCGCACATGATGATCGAAGTGTTCCGTGCACGCATTGAGCCAACCCCATGCGGTGTCGTGTGCCGTCTCGAAGTTGCTACCCTTGCCGCCGCCGTTGAACAGACCCATGATCTTGTCGAAGGCCGCAGACTCACGGGCTACCGCCTCGCTGGTCTTGGTGAGCAGGTTCACAGTCAGGGACTCAGCCATGCTGGCGTTGACCTTGATCCTCGCCATCTCACGAGCCGACTGCATGAATGCGCTGAACTCCTCGTTGGCCGCCTCGACTGCATCGCGTGCGTCCTCAGGCTTGAACACCGAGCGATGCGATACCTTGAAGGCAGACTTACCCTTGAGCGCGATGCTCAGCGTGTTGTTGCACACCGTGCGCACAGTAGTCCAGCGGCATTCCGTAGCGAGCGAGCCATCAGCAGAGGTGGACAGCAGTGCATAGGGCACGATCTTGTCGCGCCCACCATCGACAGAGACTGCGTCTCCGAGCTTGGCGGTTGCGAAGTAGCGCTTGCCACCGAACAGCACGCCAGCGGACTCGATGGTCACGCCGCCCTTGTCGGCCCACTCACGGAAGAACTCCAGCACAGCGGCGGGTTGCACCACCTTGTACCCGTCGGAGACAACGCCCAGAGGAGCGCCCGTGTCCGAGCGGAAGAGCACGATCTTGTCGTCGATGGTCTTGAGGTTGTGCATGGGGGCGTTAGGGTCGAGGCGTTCGGTAGCGTAGCGGATACGGCCACGCTTGATCTGGTAGTGCATGCCTGCTGCGGCTTGCCACTGCTCGACAGTCTGACCTGCGGGCATCAGTTGCCCAAGGCCATGCCACTCACGCTGAGTGGATGCATAGGAGGCGGTGGAACGGGAGATGGTATCGATTTGATGTGCCATGATTTGCTTTCGTAACGATTGAATAAACACACTGGGACTGAAGCGCAGTCCCCACGCTGAGAGAGAAATCTCTCTCGGATTTAGATCGAGGCAGTATCGACAGGCACATCGGCCCGCACGACTATTACCTCATAGGACTTCTTCGCTTTGAAGAAGGCGGCAGCTTGAAGCTGGGCAGCGTAGCTGGTTTCGGCGTGGACAACAGTCTGCTTGCCACGATAGAACGCAATGAACGGATACATCTTCTCTCTCCTTCTTAGTTACACACGATGAAGCGCTCGACCTTCTTGATGGTCTCCTCGTGCTCCTTGGTCACGATGCGGCACGAGTTGCTGTTCTCCTTGACCCATGCGCTGATGTTGACTGTGATCTCGAAGGTCTGCGGGATTGCCACATCTTCCTTGACGAGCTTCTTGTAGGCAATAGCCCGAGTGTCGTGCTCCCAAGCGAAGCGCCGGGTGAAGCTGAAGTCTCGGTTGGGCACATCGGCCCCAGCGTAGTCGCTGGTGCTGGCCTTCCACCCCTCGTCGGTGAACTTAGCCAGCAAGCTGGTGAGCTTGGCATCTTTGAACGAGTCGAGGTCGCTCAGCATGACGCTGATGAACACCACATCGCTGAAGTGAGCGATGCGCACGCTGGCGTTGGCCCGGAGCTTGGGCGGCAGGGAGTTGAACACCATCGCCACGATGGGCTGGCGCAGTAGTGTCGGCTTGATGAGCCGCTTTGCGGTCTCGATGTTGTAGTCAGTAGCGGCTTGCTTGGCCTTGATTTTGAATGCGTTTTGCATGGTTGCTTTCCTTTGCTTGAATGCCGGTGAACCGCACCGGCGACGGTGAATGGGGGAACCGTTCCCCCGTTCTTGTTGATAGGGGCTTTTGAGGGCGAGAGACACTGGTCGTCTCGCCCCTGTCTGGCTCAGCGCTTGGCCTTGACCTTCTTCTCGACCTCAGCCAGAACGAACGCGCCCTCGACCTGCGGTTGGTAGAAGTTGATGTCGTACTGGGAGTCCTTCTCGCCCGGCACATACCAGACCCAGTAGGTGTAGCCGTGCTTGTCGAAGCGCTTCATCAGCGCATGGAGGTCGGTGCCACTCTCCCACTCGAACACATTGGTCAGCAGGTAGTGGAACTCAGGTTGCTTGTGCTTGATCAGCTTCTCGGTCATGTTGATTACTTCACTCATTTGCTTTCTCCTTGGTTGGTTGCTTTCTCAATGCCGCGCCACAGTTGTTCGCGGGCTTTCCACACATGCCTACCCCCGTAGGGGAGGTTGCGTAGCTCTTGCATGGCGCGGTGCCATGCGTTGTCCTCGACGAGCATTACCTCGTCCGTAGTGCAGATAGCGCCGCCCTCGATGATGGAATGCGCTCGGCTGAGCGTTGTGCCCCAGTTGCGGGTAGGGCCGGTACATAGCGCGGCCCAGATAGCGCGTCGGTTAACTCTGATTGACATGGCTTGCGTGCTCCTTCATATCAGCCTCAGTCCACACCGAGCGGTAGAACACCCGGGCGTATCGCACGCTCTCGTCGGCGTCGGGCCACACTTGCCGGGCGTACATCTCTGCCGCCAGCTTGGTTGCGAACAGCACAGGCCATCCTTCTGGGTCAGCGCCCAGCACATACCACACTTCTTTCATTTGCTTTCTCCTTCGTTAAAGAACTCGTTGCCACACAGAAATGACACGCTGGTTCTCCTCAAGGTCGTCGAAGGCATAAGCCTGCGCCTCGCTGGACGAGAAGGCGTTGTACTCAATAGGCTCACGGGTCACATACCCGTCGCCCTCAGTCTCGATCACTACCATGTACTCATTCATCATTGCTTTCTCCTTGCTTGAATAGCCCGGTAACCGACCGGGCGGCGGTGAATGGGGGAACCGTTCCCCCGTTAATCATTCCTCATTCCTACGCTTGATGCGCCACAGGGCAGGCATATGCGCAGCACGACGGCCAACGCACATATAGCTGTGCAGGCTCGCCAGATTGTTCTGCTCGACCTGCGAGAGCAGCATCCCCCAAGTATCGGGAAGGGGCGCGGCATCGGCGATCCTCTGCTCCAACCTATCCCTCGCGTCGATCAACAGCGTGCGCTTGAGGTGGTAGAAATCCCTCGTGTCCTCGTCTTTGAAGTTGTACTCCACAAGATCGGTGCCATCCCCGAACGGGTCTTTGATTACGGCCTTAGCGTTGGTAAAGGCTGACCTCACCCGGTTCATATGCTCGGCGATCTGTAGCTTGAGCTTCTGGTATTGCTTGAGCACTGCATCGGACGGCGTGCTGAATTTGTCCAGCTTCTTGCGGGACACCCTGCGCTGGCGCTTGCGTGTCTGCTCCGAAGCCTTCGTCTTACGACAGCTAGCGCATAACGGGCCGACGATCTTCTGCGTGGTGTCGGATGCCCACCCATACTTGCGAGCCTTGGCTGGCGACGGGGTTGTCCGGAAGTCCTCGATCTCCTTGGTCTGCGCACACTTGTAGCAAACCTTCATGCCCTCCGGTGCGGTCAGGTCAGGCATCGCCGGCTTCTTGCGTGCCCACCACTCATGCTCCTGAGCGGCGGCGATGAGCACGCGCTTGATCTGGTTGCCCGTGAAGTACGGCTTGTCCTTGGCCTTGCTGATGTCCTCCAGCGCCTGCGATGCCGCGCGTAGCGCCGCTCGGCGTGCCTTCGACCCGCCTTGCTTAGCCATCGTATCGAGTAGGTCTCGGGCCTCGGCCACGAGATGCGTGGTGTCACCCTCCCAGCGGAAGGTGGTGGTTTCGGGATAGGTCTGCTCCATTGGTGGCTCCTTTGTTGATGTAGCCTACGAATCTTACCCCAGTATAAGGCGAAATGTCCAGTACGCCTTTACTCCAAGCGATGCCGTGGAACCCGAATAAAGACAGGCGATGCGAGGGGGTCACCCCCCGTACATTCGAAAAAAAAAAAATGCTATAGCTCTTGCCTAGCACACTATATATCGAAGCTAAGTAAAGGAAACGAACGCTAACATACATAGATTGATACCCTCCCATATATATAAGTTTTTTTAAAATGATATGTATGTATGTTGATGTGACCCGGACGCTAGGATTCATGCGGGTTAGCGGGCGATTGCTAGCGTAAAGGCTAGTTGGACTTCTGTCTGATGCGTTTTTTGCATAGTTTCATAGGTGGAACGGGGGAACCGTTCCCCCGTTCCCTTCCACCAATCAGCACAGGCGCTGTTGCACGCCCTCGTCGAGCTTGGTCTCGATCCAGTTCTCGAAGCCCTGCTCGCTGGCGAAGGTGTGCGTCTCGGTTGCGTCGGATGCCCAGATGTGGAACATCTTGTAGTTGGGCTTGGCCTTCCCGCAGGGGTAGTAGGTGTCGATGCGGTAGTCCTTGCCGTGGATGCGCAGGGTTCCGGTCTGCTCGTAGGTGGGGCGGGTGTTGCGGTTCATTTGCTTCTCCTATTGAGTCGGGCAGGATTGCCCCCTCAGCCCCACGCGTGAGGCTGAGAGAGTTTCCGGGTTGGATCAGATGCAGGAGACTTCGGGCGGGTCGATCTCGTCAGCGCCAGCTTCCACGGCGAGCTGTTCGTGCCAAGGCAGGTGCTCGATGGGCTGGAGTCCGGACAGGGCGAGGAACATCCCGTAGAGGGCGAGGTGCATTTCGCGGGCTTCGAGTTCAGGGGTGAGGTGCATGGGAATCTCCTAGGTTGGACAGGGAATGAAACAGCGGTCGGGCCTCGCGACCACGACCGCCGGGAAAAACGAATGAGGGAACTGTTCCCCCGTTCAGAGCTGGGCTTTGAAACTGCGCTTCTGGGCAGGGGTCAACTCGGCGTACGCCTTGAGCAAAGACGCCACCGGATCGGTCTTGCCCATGCCGCGCTTAGCGGCCTTCACCGCCGCCGCGCCCGTGGCCACTTGCACCAAGTACTTGACCCGGTTGTCCTCCTTGCTGTCCTTCTTGAAGGTCAGCGCGCCACCCTTGCGGCTCGGGTGTGGTTTCACCTTGGACTTCTCGGCCACATATGCCACGGCGAAGACCCGAATGTCCGGGCCGACGATGCCGGCACTGGCGAGGGCATCGGCCCACGCATCCGACTGGGCCTCGATCTGGGCGAACACCTTCGATGCGGCGATGTAGGCGGCGGATGCCTGAATAGCTTTGACTGTCATTTCGATCTCCTGAGTGAATGGGGGAACCGTTCCCCCGTATCGGCTAGAGGCCAATCCCCTAACCGATGCCTCTAGTTTACGGATGGGGACAAAATAAGCCCTGCCAGTAGTGGTTGTCTGGGGGCCGATGGCTGGTTTGGCGACCCCACCCTAGGGTGGGAACCCCTGTACAGGCAAGGCATGGCGTTGTCGTGTGAACACTGTTTCACAACCGCACAACAAATTCCTGTAAACCTTAAGTACACCCCCACCAATTTTTTAAAAAATTCCAGTAATCTTTTGTCAAATCTTAGACATTTCCAGACAAAAAAAGAGCCCCGGGTGGTCCGGGGCCTTAAAACAGGTGAGGGGGAAATGAGACCCCTCGCCCGAGGAGAAGCAGATGACTTGCGACAACTGCCAAAGGGAGTGTACATTACGCCCAACGAGGTTTCAACCTACGCATTAATGTTAGAGCACCTTCTCAGTCCTGAGCTGGACCCGGCCATCTTCGATGTGCCGCCAAAGAACTTTGTCCCCTTGGATAAGGCGGACCCCTCAACGCTCATCGACGCTCAGTCAGCCACAGCGCAGTGGTTGGAAGAGCTAGGACTGACAGAAAAGAACGTGGACGACCAAGCGGGCACGACTGCAGCCCGGGCAGCCTTCGCCGCCATCACCACCGGAACCACGCCGGGCAACATCCAAAACGCCCTGACCACCATGAAGACCCCCGCCGCTGTGCAGCGGCTTGTGGGGATGCTGACTGCCTACGACTGGGAGTTTGTACAGCAGGCCAAAGAGCTTCGGGGCTACACCGTGGCCAAGCTCTTGGAGGAGACCGAGAACCCCAACGCCAATATCCGGCTCAAAGCGCTCGGCCTGCTGGGCAAAGTGACGGAAGTGGGCCTGTTCACCGAGAAGATCGAGGTCAAGCAAGCGCCGGCTAG